TTGGTACTCCGAATTCAACGGCAAGACCTCGCAACTCTTCTGCAATGGATTTGACGTAGGTGTAGGAGTTGATATTGGAACCGGGTTTAATTCGAGAAGAACAACAAATATTAAGATAATCAATATAGATGATATCTGGAACAAACGATTTTTTAAGATTAAGTTCATTAAGTAGGGTTCTGAAATGTAGTGATGATGCAGATGCGGTAGGATACTCTTTGATGATTAATTTACCTGTTACTTTGTTCTTAAGATTCGCAACTTTCTTATCATAAGTCTCTTTAGGTAAATCTAACAAATCATCAAGTGTCACATTCAATAGATTTGCATCTATTCTTTCTGCAATACGTTCTTCAGCCATTTCCATAGTGATGTAAAGAACGTTTCTACCCATCGACATATTTCCAGCGGCACAATGACACATAAAAAGGGACTTACCAACACCGGTGCCAGCAAGAGCAATATTAAGAGTCTTAATCGGGAGACCTCCTTTTGTAATCTTATTAAACATGTCGAGGTCAAACGGAATTCGTTCTTCTTTTCTGTGGTAGAAGTCGTATCGTTCATCAGAGTTCTCCAAGTAATCATGCCCAATTGAATTGTCAAAACTTACCGATAAAGCGTCCGATAATATTTTGGGTATCGCACCTTTGTCATTTGTTTTGTCCTTACCGTCCAATATAGAAATAGACCCCAATACTGCGTTGTAGATTGCCCTTTCTTGACAAAAGGCTTCTGACTTTTCAATAAGCCATTGAATCTTGGATTCTTCTCCCTTAGACGATACAATCTCTTGTAGATAAGATTCTGACTTCTCCACTTCAGCATCTGAGAGATTTCTCCTCTCTTTGATGGCCAATCCAATTGCTTCAATCGTTGGTGTAGTATTGTACTTTGAAACAAATGCGCTGAGTTCTTTGAAAATTGTCCTCTCAATTGAATCCGAGAAGTACTCATCTTTGAGGAAAGGGAGTACCTTGCGAATGTACTCTTCATTATAAATCAGGTTCCTTAATATCGTCTGTTCTAGTCTCATCAATTATTTCCTCGTCAATATTATCACTCATTAATTCAACTAACATATCACCAAGATACTGTTTGAAATTAACATCATTCTGTAGTTTTTTAGGCTTCTTGACTGTTGATTCTAACACATCGAAAGCAAAATGTAAATGGGGTCCGTCTATTTCTTCCGTTATTTTTACTTTACCATATTTAAAAACGGTATCTTTGTATTCACCATCTAAAAGTTTGATGTGAGTTACCGTTTTATCATTTTTAGGATAGATAAAGCAATAGTCAATACCTTCTGTCATTTTGTTTCTCTGGCTAATTCTTTATAACCCGCCCAACTAGGATGTATACCGTCTGGTTGTAATTTTGTGATTGGTAGAACTGTGTCACCATGTTCTTCAGCAATTTCTTTTACGATTTGTTGAATATTAGGCTTGATTGCCGGTAGAATCCAGAATACTCTGCTACCTTTAATTTTACCACGGATGATTTCTAGTTCTTCTCTAGTCTTAACACCTTTGTGGTCGTTAGAACCAAGGCTAATGATAACTGTGTTAGCAGTCAAATCATTTTGAAGATAATCTTTCTTCCATTGCCAAGAATTCCAACCACCTTTAGCGTATGCAACACATTCAGGTCGGAACATTTCAGTCCCGACCGCAATGCTATCACCTAGAATCATACAGTCTATCATTCAGCACCATTAGTAGTTTCTACTGCAAATGCTTCTTCAATATCACCACGCATAATATTACCAGTAGCTATTCGATATTTCTGTTTGATAAAGTCTTGAAATGTTACATTTCTAAGAATTGGTGTCCAGAATTCTTTTGTATCAGTCTCTTTCAAACGATACTTTTTGTCTTCTACAACACCATCAAGGTCAACTTTAGAATACCATCCGTTAGAAGGTTTGATTACATGACCAGATTCGAGAGCGATATCAAGTAAGCCAGACCACTTGCTAATACCACCATCAAAAGATACATTAACTGGTATTTTAGATTTCTCTTTGACATAACGACTCTTTTCTACGTTGATAATGAAATTGTAACCTACAACTTCTGTGCCTTCTTTCTCTTGTTGTCTACCGAGAATAAAGATGTTATCCGCAGAGTAATAAGAACCTGTACCACCACCTACAATGTCTTTTGGGAACATACCGATTTCTTTGTAAGTATGATTTACAACAATCATCGGTATATCTTTCATTGTCAGATGAGGTGTTACCATTCTAAACAATGATTTGACTTGTTTCGCACGAGACATATCAGCAACCGACTTACCTTCTAATGCATCGTCAACTTCTTTCTTAGATGCAAGATTACCGATTGAATCAATAATGATAATCAGTTTATCTTTACGTTCTAATTGAGTTAACTGTTGCATAATATCAAACTTTAACTGTTCGATGTCAGTAAGTGGTGTATGTAAAACACGATTAGTGTCAATACCAAACGAGTCAAAGTAAGACTGAGGAGTTCCAAACTCGCTATCGTAGAATAAGAGAGCCGCATCTTTATATTTGTCTAAGTAAGATTTTGCCATTAGAAGACTAAAAGCAGTTTTAAAGTGCTTTGAAGGACCGGCCCACATTGTGAGACCAGGTGTTAACCCACCATCAAGTGCACCGCTAAGTGCAACGTTGATGATAGGAATTGAAGTAGGAATCATGTCCTTCTCTGTGAAGAACTTAGATTTAGAAAGAACAGCAGATTCCTTGATACTGGTGTTCTTCTTTAACTTCTCAAGTATACTCATAGATTAATCTCTTGGTAGAGTTTGTGCCTCATTGATTAAGTCTACTAGGTCTTCAATTGTATTCACAACAATCTTTGCGCTTTTCCAATCATCTGTATCATCACGACCAGAGATTTCAAACATAAAACCATTGTCATACATGTTGACAGTAAAACTATCATTTACTTTTGCCAACTTCTCACTAATTGTTGCTTTCTCTAACGCTTTTCCCATAATGTTCTCCTATTAAAACTTACCACTTGCTATATCTTTCGCCTTTTCAAAGGCAAAAGGAACTGAATAATCATATGTAGTCGATGCGACTCCAGGTGATGCTATATTTGCTATATTCTCTTTATCAACTTGAACTGTTGTCCATAACGGAGGTGTTGTTATGTTCGGTGTGACTTCATTTACAAACGTTGTTGGTTTCTGTTCTTCTTTAGGTTCTTCTTTTTTGAACCACTTCTTAACTGACATCTCATCATATTGTTCTTTGATAGAACGATTAGCGGCAATTAAAAGCAATACTGCTAATGGGTCAAACACAATCATAATTAACATTATGACTAGACGAACTGCTTTGTCAATCACATCTCGGTCACCAGAACCATAGATTAACTCTGCAATATATTTTATCGGCCCAAAATCCGACTCTGCCTTTCTAAGCTCGTTCGCAATCGGTGCTCTCTCAGTATTGAGAACAGCAATCTTCTGTTGCGAAACGGTGATTTCGTTAAGTAGACGGCTACGTTCTGCTTTCTGACTGTTGCGTATAAAATTGGATTTCTCGGCACCTTTTTCTGTATCCGTTCTACCCATAATTTGTTCAACGCTATCATCCATTTGTTTGAGATTTTTACGGACAGTTTCAATGTTTTCCCTTTCAACTTTTATGTTCTCATCAATGATTGCCACTTTGTCAACAATAGGACCTAAGTCTGCTGAATGTTCTAAGTGTGCTTTTGATAGATACCCAAAGATACCCATTGATGTAATAAACATCAAAATAACAACTGCGGTTACAAAAGGTGCTTTAAGACTTCTCGGTGCAGTTTCCCAATTTCTATATGTCCATGATATTGTAACAAGTTTTGCAATTTCAAACACAGAACCCATTACAATAATAGGCCAATAAGAACCAGGAAAAATTGCAGTAAGTCCTATTACTGAATAGTATGCCGCTACACCGGAAAGTGATAAAGCGGTAAGTAAAGTTAAAAAAATCATTTGAAGAATCCTTCTAGCGTATTAAGTTTCTCAGCCCTCCAGCCAACGCAATCAAGAATTGTCTGCATAGGTCCTAAGAATGTCTTTTCGAATTGTAACTCATAGTCTATGTACTTGTCAAGCCCAAACTCGGCAGGAATACGACTTGGGAATGATATTACCGAATCTTTGAATGGATTAGGTTCTTTCAGATAGGTAAACTTAATCTTCTCACCTTCTTTAATCAATTCATACTTTTTGGTAAGTTTCATTTGTTTTAGATAGTGATTATAAAGAATTGCGCCTTTGACATGAATAGGTGTACCTTTTATATAGAGTTGCCCACCGGCATTAGAATAATTCTTTATACCATTCACACCTCTTGGGAAGGAAATCTCTTCTGCTGGCATCGCTTTGAATTCTTTCTTGAAGTCTTTGATGAACTTCTGAATATCTTTTTCGGTACCTTTCATTATCAATGCAATCATCTCTTTCATCTTAACACGGATAGCGGATGGTGTAGATGATTTAATAACTTCTAGACCCATAATCTTAAGGTCTGGCTCATTATATCGAACACCTTCATTATCATACACATTAAGAATATATCGTTTCTTTGCAGTCCACATACCCTTGTCGGCAAGTGATTCACGTTTCATTTGCATCTTTTGTGCAAACACTTGCATATAATCACCGAGTTCTTTATAAGACTTATCAATATAAGGCTCAAGTTTGTCTCTACAAACCTTGTCCATAAAGTCGATTATCTTAGTTTTAGGTAAAGATACTTCACCATCCACACCATAAACTTTTTTGACCAAGTCACCAAGTCTTAAATAGATTGAATCAGTATCAGATGCAATTACATAATCAGTTTCTGTCTTCAACAGTTTGTTCATGTAATCGTTAATCTTATCTTGAATCCAACGAATACTCAACTGACCAGCCGTAGTAACAGCCAGAGCCAACCGAAGGTCAAAAAAGCGAAAGTACTGAGACCCAAGAGCACCATAGGCAGAGTTGAGACCCACTTTTTTTGCAAGTTGTAGATTATTATATCTTGCAATTTTCTTTTCAATTTCATAGTGTTTAGAGACATCCTTTTCGTTTTCTAGTTCTTGTTTTGCTTGTAGGTATAGTTTCTTAAACTTCTTTCTATCTTCATACATCTCTTCCAACATCTGTGGTAAGAAACCACGAATATTTTTACTGAAGAACTGACCATTCGGTGTTATAACAACATCTTTAGGTAAATTAACCATATCAATTTTCTTTGACAGTAACTTATCTACACTAACACCTTGTGTAATAACCTGGCGCATTTCATCGCTATAGTCTTCAGGTTCA